AAATAAAAAAAAAAAATAGAAAAATAAAAAAAAAAAAAATAAAAAAAGAAATGAGCGAAGAAACAAAAAAAGATAAACCAAAGCAAACAATGACTGATTTTGTTGCTAATATTTATAGAGAGGGAACTGATTTTGATACAGGAAAAATTCTAACTATAGCAAGAAGTGTAATTGCAACTATTAAGAAAAGCCCTAAGTTATTAGAAATAGCAAACAATAATAGAGAAGGTTTTGTTAATTGTATAAATAATGCTATAAGCTTGGGATTACCAATTGATGCAAATCAATATTGTTATTTAGTTCCTTATAATTGCAATATAAATGGTCAATGGTCAAAGACATTACAATTACAAATAGGTTATAAAGGTTATATTTACAAAATAAAACAAAGTTTTCCTAATGCTATATTTCAAGCATCTTTAGTCAGAAAACTTGATGAAATAAAAGTTTACAAAGAAAAAAATAATGATTATGTAGACCAAAAATATAATTCTCCATTGTCTAAAAAAAATAACGATATTATAGGTGCTTATTGTCTTATTACTTTTTTAAATAATAACGACACTAAAAGTGTTGTAGAATTCTTAGACAAAGAAGATTTAGATTTAATAAAATCAAAATCAAAGACAAAAGAAGGTAGAAAAGATAAATATGGAAAAATAATATTAACAATTTGGCAAGAGTGGGAAGGTGAGATGTGTAAAAAATCAGCTATAAGAAGAGCTTGCAAAGTTCATTTCCCATCTGAAACTAAAGATTTAAATGAATTTGACAACAAAATGTACGATATAACACCGAAACAAAAGAAATTATCAAAAACCGCAGGATTGGAAGAAAAAAATGAGTAATAAACAAAAATTAAGAGAAGAAACTTTAAGAAAGATAAATTCTTTGCAATTAGGAACGCAAGAACCTTTGCTTAGTGAATATTCATAAATTGAAAACTTAAAAAAAATTACTATAAAAATATATGCTAATTTAGTAGAATTAAATACAATTATAATAGAAGAACGATTTAATAATAAAAATGGAGAAAAGAAATGCCAGTAAAAGAAACCTTACATAAAGTTATAATTTTAAATAGAAGTGATTTTTATTCTTTTAAAATGTGGGTTAAAGATATAGAATTTGAAGATGGAAATAAAGCAAGAAAATTTAACTACTCCATTGACAGGTCTTTTTACAAAGGAAAAAAAGAAGATGGAACTAATGATTACGATAATCGTTCTTTAGGATTAGCAAGAACAAGCGATATTTCATATATTAGGAAATTATTGCAAATATTAAAACCAAAAAAAGCTGAAACTGAATTTAAAATTGGAAAATATTATGCAAGAAAAATTCTTACTCCATCACAAAAAGACCCTTCTAAAAAATTCTTAACAACTTATGAAATAAATAGAGAATATTTTAAAAAAGAAACTAAAAAGTACGAAAGAACACAAACTGTAGTATTTCCTTGTAATGATATGTATGTGTTAATGGACTTTTTAGGAGACTGTGTTAAACAAGTTAATTATGCACTATCAGAATTAGAGCCTAGATATAGAGCTGAATTTTATGGCGACTCTGATAAAGAAGTTGGAAATGGTAAAGGCGAATTTATAGATGAAAGAATTGACGATGATATTCCGTTTTAGAAACAAAAGGGGATATATCTCTGCGGAGGCGAGAAGATTACTAAAAATAATTTGCTGAAAGGCTGTAAGGTCGTTCTTACTATCCCCACTCAAAATAAATAGTTATGAGTAAAATAAAAATAAACCCATACAATATAAGATTAGAAATTGAATATTTAATGGGAGAAATTTAATAGAGAGTAAAGAATAAAAAAAATGTATGAAGTTTTAAAAAAAAAGAAATATTTAGCAGAATGTAAAAAAATATTTAATAAACATAACCTTAAATTTTTTAAAGGAAAATACCCTTTTTGTTATGAAGATAATATAGGAAGAGAAAAAACAACACCGCAACAAGATTTTGTTTGTGATCTATTACTTAAAAAAGGTTATCATTTTATTGTTGAATATAAAACTATAGCTCAAGTGTATAATCATTTTTATAGTGATATTCTTGTAAAGGGAAAGCATCATTTAATAAGTTTAGAGATTAATGGTAAACATCATTCAAGTAAATTTCATAGAATTAGAGATCTTAAAAAAGCGACACATCTTGTTGAATATAAAAAAATTTATACTATAGAAATCGACAATGAAATTGTTGACAATTATTATAATAATAAACAACCTTTAGAAGATAAATTAAAAGGATTAAATTTTTTATTATTTGATGGAATAAATAAAACTGAACGAAGATATATTTCAGAAAAGCTTGGTTATTTAAAGATGTTGACGAGGGAGGCTAAAAGTGAAAAAGGTAAAAAGAAAAAAAAGAAAGTTAGAAAAGGTTATAGAACTAACTTTCTACAGAAAAAATTATATTATGGAAATAGTTAATATTGACAGAAAAGATTTTAAGAAAACTGTTATTAAATTTTTTGAAAAAAATAAGAAAGCTACTCATCTAATGAAAGATAGTTTTTTAAAAGTTCCTATCAAGCTATACACTATTAATCAAATGAAAAAGAAGAAAGATGAGAAGATAAAATTAGAAAATCTTGATTTTTTTAAAAAGAATTTACTTTAATATAACCTTTAGATGTCTTTATTAAATTTTCCTTTCTTTCTAAAATACTTAAAGAATTAAAAGAAATGTGAACAAAGTTTTTACATAAAATCAATTGATCGTATGAATAAAAACTTTTTTGTATTTTATCGCAAATTTCTTTTGGAGATAATCCACTAATACTAAAATCTATAGCTTGACCTTTTTTATGTTGAGAATTAGAAGAGCCTTTTATTACTTTGTTTAAAAAAAAACATCTAAAACCGCTTGTTATGATAATTTTTTTATTATCAAAAACATTTTTTATAATATCGTCCATAGACTTTAAAGTATGCAAAATATTTTCAATAATAGCTCTTGTTTTAGGGTTATTGTCTATTTTGTATCTTTTTGCTGTTTCTGATTTTATGAAATCTATATATTTTATCATTTTTATTTATTTTAAACTTTTCATATATTGCTTTTCGTTATACTCAATAACTTTTACAGTTTCATTACCTAAATATTCTATTTCTCCATTAGTAAGGTAAGGTATTAAAGATTTATATTTATAACAATTGCTTTTTCTTTCTCTTGTGCAGCCATTTGCGAGACTTAGAAGAAGAACTATGCATAATTTTATTAAAATCTTTTTCTGATTGTTTATCATTTTTTAATTGGTCTTTGTTATTTTTATTGATTATCTTATTTTCGCCTGATTTTTTAACTCTAAAAAGAAAATATATTGTTCCTAATATTATTGATACTATTTTTATTTCTTTAAATTTAATCATTTTTTCCAGTTGCTTTTTAACAAATTTTCTTCCATTTGTTTTTTTGATGGTTTGAACAAGTTTATAAAAAACATTAATATTTTATTCCTAAGTTTTTTCATAAAATCTAATAATGTTAAAACTATTATAATTTTACTTATTTTTAATGATTTTGTCAAATTATGTTTAACTTGCAAATACAAATACAAGTTAAAATTAAATCCTTATTTTATGCGGTTTTTGAGCGGTTTAACTTGTAAAGGCTTATATGATAAATTTTGCGAGGGACATCAATGTCCCTTATGAATTCCCTTTATTTATAAGGATTTCCTTATTTGATGGTTATTTGATTTAAAAGAAAAACCCCTTGATTTACAAGGGGTTAATGAAAATTGATTTTTTTTATTAAAAAATAAGATTTAAAACATTTAAAATTTAATTATAAACTATATAATATTAATTGTCTATTATTTTGTTTCAAAAAGACTTAGTCCACTTTCTAAAACAGTTATACCAAAAAACCATTTAATTAAATCAGAGTCTACATTTTTGTCTGTGAAAGCTTGTAAATATAATAAAACTAAAGCTATAGCAAGCGAGATTAATGCTATTAATCTTTTATGGGATAATTTATTGTTTTTATCTCTTATAAAGTCTGATTTCATTTTCTTACTTTAAAGGTTATATTTTTTAAAAAATTAATTTCTTTTTTATTGTCTTCAATGCCTTTTTTGTTTTCCTTAGTATCTTCTTCGTTATCAATAATGTTTTCAACATTTAAAGCTATTTGTGTATCGTGTTTAAAAAGTTTATCGTGCATTTCTTTTGTTAATTTTAAGTCTTCTTTTGAAAAAAAAAGGATAAAAGACAAAAGCGTTCCAAATAAAGATACTATAATAAAAGCCATAATTTTTATTAAAAAATCTTTAGTCAAAATAAATTGTTTTATTTTTTTCATATTATTTTTTTATTATTTATCTTCAATTAACCAACCTAAATTTTTCGCCCAAAAAGAATTGAGTTTTAATTCTTTATCTTCTTTTAATGCTTTTTCAAAATCTGATAACTTTAATGTGCCATAATATTCTACTTTTTCTTTTGTATTTAAGAATTCTGCCCATTCTTTTTTATAATTTTCAATATTTTCTACATTATCTGAAGTTAGAGCTTCTTTATTGTTGATAACTTGAATTAATACATTATGTTTTTTTGCAGTAGCTTCTCTTAATGGAAGAACGGTTTTAGAGATTTTTTCTAATGAATGATATGTTCTACCTATTGAATAATTAAATTTTATGTTCCTAATTTCTTTTTTAGAAAGATATTTTAGTTCGTTTACACTATTTAAAATCTCTGCAATAGTTAGTTTTATTTTTTTCATTTTCATTTTTAATTGTTATTAATATAATTAATATCTTATTATTATAAAATATCAAGCTTATCTAAGAATTATTTAAGTCAATATTTTCCCATAAATTATGACCTTCAACAAATCTTTCCATAATTCCAGAGTCTCCAAAATCAAATTTGTTTTCAATACTCTCAAACTCTTTTGTTATATCGTTGTATCTCATCTTGTATTTTTTTCCATTGATTGCATGAATGTATGTAATTTCGTGCATGGGGTTTTCTTCACAATAATCTAAAGCTTCTTTATATTTTAAAAATTTTTCTCTATCTTTCATTTCCATAGTGTTTTTATTGTTTTTAATAAATTATAATAATTATTCTACGTATTTTATCGTTATTGTGATTGGTCTACCTGCAACTGCAGTTTGACCAGAATAAATCAAAACAGCTATAGTCCCATCACTATTTATAAACCAATCGTATCTGAAACCACTTGAAAATTGATAATGTGGTGGAATTTCTTGACTTGAACTTGTGATTATAATAATTGAAACAGCCCTTATTTTAGTTGCTGAAATTCCAGTTGTATAATTGGTAGAACCCCCAACGGAAGGGGAAGTTCCTGTTATAACTTTTGTCGCTGTTGGTTCGTTTCCAGCCCCCATTGCGGTAAATCCTGCAAATTCTACATTTCCATTAGTCAAATCCATTGTAATGCCAGAATTCCAAGTAATAGTATTTCCAACAGGAACTCCAGATTTATATTTTATTTGGTATTTGTCAGAAAGTTTTGAAACAAATAAATTACTTCCAACATCTGAAGAAGTCCAACCAGTCGTTCCATTAAAATAAGCACCATAAGAATGAGTTATGTTATCACTATTAAAGTTTAATTCGTGATAAATTGGGTGGTCTGTATTTTCCGATGTATAAACTGTTGTGTGTGGCCCAACAATATTTGAGTCTAATCCTCTTATATTTAATTTTCCATAATCAGAATTACCAGCATCTTCATAATCCAAAGTTATTTCTCCAGAATGGTAAAAATCAATATCATCTTTTATTGAACCTTCAAAATTATAATTTCCTGTTCCGTCTGCATCAAAAGTCAACGAGGTATTAAAACCTGTAGTTATTATTTTTGCTCCTCCGCTACCTGTAAAATCTATGACTCCTATTGCTTCGTCAACAACTATGTTTCCAACTGTTAGTTGGTCTGCTATATCTGCGTCATCTGTAATTATTAAATGCTCTGCTTGTATTGTTTCTGTAAATGTTTTATTTCCAGCAATACTTTCGTCCCCTATTAAATGAACAACTTCATCATCATTTGCTTTTAAATCTAGGAGTGTATCAACATAAAGTTTATTCGTAGCGTGATTAGGTAAAGTTGGAGCATTTATAATACTAACATCTGTAAAAGTTGGACTGTCAAGGTCTACATCTCTATCCGCCATTATTATAGTTCTTGTATTGCCAGTAGTAATATTTGAAGCATCAACCTTAACAATTTTTGTATCATCTACACTGTTAAACACCGCAAAATTATTATCAGAAAATTGTTGAACAGCAGCAGTTCCAGAACCGCTTGAAGAACCGCCTACATCAACCTCTGTTAAATCAATATTATTGACTCCACCTTGTGCGGGTGCTTCATTAGTAATTTGCGTTCCACCTTGAATTTTGAAAACTCCAGCAAACAACAAATAAACAGAATCAAAACCTTTAGGAAAACTCGTCACGGAATATTTTGCAATATCATCAAAAGCACTTTTTGCACTTCCATAACTTCCATTAGGAACATTAATTAAAAGTTTGTCAGGATAACCGTTAGCGTTTAAAGAAACAGCACAAATTAATTGAAAATATTTATTATTTAATGGTTGGTTTTTTGCATCGTGCGTAATCTCATTTAAATCAAATATTTCTCTATATTTTGTTGTGAAATCATTAACAACCAAAGCACCATTTACGCTTAAAATAAGCGAGTTAATATTTTGTTCATAAATTTCTCTAATTATTCCAGCATTTACAGTAAAATCAACACTATCAGGGGAAGGTACGGTATCAATTGTAATTGTAGCTTTTAACCCTGATTCATATGGTTTAAAGTTTCTTATTTTAGAAAGAATTGTCGCAATAATTCCCCTACCATCAACATTTTTTGCCTCCGTCCACCTCCTAGAGTTATAAAATCCTTTAGAAACTGAATATGCAATACTAGGTATAAATGCTTTGAATACCATAGCATACGAACCTGTAGGTTTTGTAGTTGAATAGTTTAAAGTTAATATTGCACCATTTCTTGTAATATACGAATAACCTAGTTGTGGGACTTCATCAGATCCAGCAGTTAAAACGACTCTTGCTCTTCCGTTTCTTCCTGCACCTGTGGTACAATTAAGTATAAATTCTTTTTGATTGAAAATATAAGTTATATCGCCCTTTCCCGCAGTCTCAATCTTAATTTCTGCCCCTGCCGATTCATCTTCAATTGTTTCGCTTACAATTATTTTTAATGTTGAAACTGAAACTACTGTAAAAATTCCATTATTATTTGTGCTTCCACTAATAATAATTTTATCATCTACAATCATACTATCATTATCAAAATCTCCTGAAACTGTATTTATTGAACTATCTGAATTTTGAAATGAAATATCATCTCTAATAAAGTTAAATTCTTTTGCTATGTCTGCATATAGTACACCGCCTGAGTTATAATAACTTATCGCTTGCCTTTCGTTTGAAAGTCCGTCTCCAGCTTCAATTAATTCTGCGAATTGAGAGAAGTTTTGTATCTTATTAAATGTTCTATCGCCAAAAATACCAACTTGAACAAATTTTACACAATCAGGGTCGGTTAAATCAGTACAACCTTTAATTATTGGCATTATAGTTGGCAAAATTAAATTTTTAGCAATAGGATTAGTAATATAATCTTCTTGCTCCCATGACATAGAAGCTTTTTTTTGAGAATTGTAAGTACGTTGTCCATATTGTAAAACAAGTTGGTCTGATGATTGTTCATAATAGAGTCTATGTGTAGTATAATATCCATCAGGAATATCAACCAAAACACCGAGACCTTCTTTATCATATTTGTCAGAAGGTACAGAATTTGTAGTTGTTATCAAAGTTGAATTTGCTAATAAAGTTCCAGTTAAAGCATTTGTTTTAGCAGGAATAGTTTTTGCATGTGGATTTTTTTTGTTATTTTTATAATTAATTCCCAAACCAAAAACTGAAAATTCACTTCTATCAAGTAATAAATTATTACCATTTGGTAAAATCTGTCCAGAAAATTTTAATCTTCCACCAAAACCACTCATAAAATCAGCAAATTGAAGTAAAGTATCTTTTCCCCAGTTTCCAAAATTATCAACACTTGTAATATTTGTTAAATTTGGATGATAAGCCAATCCAAGAGTTACAAACTCTCTTTCTTGTTCAGGTGTAAATGCAGTAAAATTTTGTGTTATATTTCCGCTTGAATCAAAACCTAAAAATGTTACTGGAGAAACAGATAAATAAGTTAAAGGTATTTCTTCTTGATCTTCCCATATAATAGTTGTTGAAGTTGGATTTTCGGGGTCTTCATTATTAATAAATCTTGCCGAACCTTTTGCAATATTAATTTTTGTTGAAACGACTGCGGGAAATATTGGTGGTGCGATTGATATTTCTCCACCCCACAAAAGACAAGTTCCTATTGCGATTTCTTTTTCAAGTTTGTTTTCGTTAACTGCCCCGACAATTGATTTTTTAATGGTATTAAATGCAACTTCTCCAACTTCTCCTAATTTTATCGCAATTGAAACAAAAAAATCTTTAAAACCTCCAGTTTCTGTATTAATATTATCGCCTTTCACTTTTGGCGTAATATCTCCATTAGGTCTACGAACAAAAGCAGGATCTAAATCATATTCATCAAGTATTTTTTCAGAAGGAATTACAAACATATCTTTCGCTTGACCTTTTAGTTGCCAAATTAAAGCGTAATTTACTGGATTTAATGGAAGAACTGGGGGTATAGGGTCATCAAAAACATCGTACCCTATATGAAGTACATAATTTCCGTTTTCGTCTATGTCAGCGAGGACGTATTCTCCGTTTGCGTCAAAGACGGGCTTGTCTACTGGTCTTTCTTCGCTCTCAACTTCTTCAATAGCAACAACGAGACAATCTTCTTCGTTATGGCTTTTATCTTGGTTGATTGGTATAATTTCCGCTTCATTCGGCGGTTGTCTTTGATACGTTTGGATCGTACCTTGTGTGCTTCCAGTGATGTCTTCAAATAATTCCTTGATTTCATTGTTGCTACCTAAATTTTCTATTAAATTAATTAAACGATTTAAAGCTTCTTTTACATTTCTTACACAAACGCCTTCAATTATTGCGTTGTATAAAACCTCTATTGCGTGATAACCAAAAGCCATAATATTTATAATAAAATTTCAAATTTAATATTTCCACTTACATTTTTAATTATATTAACTTTAGCCCCTCTAGATTTTCCTGTTATAGAAACTCTTTGTATTTTTCCTTCACAAGAATATAGTTCGTCTTCCCAATCAACAATTTTTTCTTTAATAACAAATTCATCTTCACTACTTCCACCTATACAACTAATAGTTCCCTCCAAAGGATAACCGTTTTTAATATCAAAAATTATTTCTTCTTGTTCTCCAATTCCATCATAAACTTTTTTTATAGCTTCGTCTCTTTTTAATAGTATTATCATTTTATTTAAAAGTAATTTCTATAATCTGTATACGAAATTGTCGTCATTTCAAGATTGGTATATGTACCTGTTCCACCTGCTAAATATTGTATCAAAGAGGATATATTAGATGTAATTGTAGCTACTCCTGATGTAGAAACTCCTGTATCTAATGTACATAATCTTTTACTTGCACTTCCTAATTTATCTTTTATAGATAATATTGAATTACCACTAGATAGAGAAGGAACTCCACCTATCTCAACATCAAGTTTTAAACCTGAAGGTGTTTTTGTATCTAAATCCGCTAATGTACCTGATGGAGATCCTGTACTTAATATATTAAGTGCAGTAGCTAATTTTATTTTTATTGTTCCATTTCCTAATAATTGCCCATTAAATCCATATAAATCTCCGCTACTATCTGTATCTAAACTCAATACTCTTCTATAAGCTTTAACACTTTTTATATTTGCAATAGTTGGAGTTAATGAAATATCTAAATGCCATTGCATAGTATCGTCATCTTTTAAAAATCTAAATAGATGATAAGTTGTATCAACTGCCAAAGCCCCACCATTTAAAGTAGGATAATCAATATCAGCTTCATCACTTGCTAATTCAATTATTGTTGTTCCATTTTCGCAAATTGCTTGACCAGAACCCATATTTACTTGTTCGTCAGGAGTAGAGCCACTTGAAGGAACAAAACCAGTAATTCTATGTTTATAAAAAATTGGCATATAAAGAGTCCACCAAGTAGGCTCAAGTAATGGATTTTTATTTAAGTTTGTATTTTGTAAAGATTTATAAATAATACCACCTAATAAACAAAGTCCGCCTACTGGATAAGTTTCAGTTGAAATCCATTCAGGAATACCATTTTTTGAAACATGGTCTGCTTGGTTAAATAATTTATTTATTGCCCAGTTCCACCATTGAAAAGGTGGTCTTTCTTCTATAAAACCTAAATCTATTTTAGAACCACTTGGGGCAACGCTTGAACCTACATCTGAACCCCATATATTAACAAAAATTTGTCTTATACCACTCATAATTATAACCTTATTAACTTATTAATCTTCCTAAATAACCGCCACTATTTACATCATTCAAATCAGCAAAACCCGATACATCAGAAATAATATTAGGATTGTTTAAATCCGCAAACATAAAAGCAGGTAAATTTTCATTTACAGTAATATCAATTCCAACACCGCCAGCAACCGACCCATTAATTGTTTCTTTTAAAAAATCTTCTGATAAAACAAGATTTATACCTATAATATTTAAAATTATTTTAGCAGGAAAAAGTTCTGTTAAAACAACAAAATCCGCATTTGTCATTAATTTAACAATATTTATTATATCATTAATTGAACCATCAGAATTATATTGCCCTATTCTTCCATATAAAATTTGTCTATAGTCATCATCATTTAAACCTTGTCTAGTAGTTGATAAATTATAACCTAAATTGTCTAATTGTTGACCAGTTGCAGAACTCAACCATCTTAAAAGATATAGTTGAAAAAGTGAATCTTCTAATTCGTCAAATTGTCTTGCAAAAATAGTAAGTAATTTTTGAAAATTTTCTTTTCCTTTATATTGTTGCAAAAGTTTTTCATTACCTATTGCTAGATAACTTGTTATTTTTTCTAATGTATTCCCTTCTTTACTGCCCATTAACTATTTACTATTATGTTTGCTAAACTAAAACTTGCTAATTCATTTTTACCAATTGAAACTGGTGTATCGGTTGTTGGTGTTGGAGTTAAAGCAAATAAAACTTCTACAACTCTAATTCCAGCTATTTCATTAATTGGATTAATAATTCCTTTTGCTCCATCTCTTAAAACATCTTGACCTATTGCAAAATCAGCACCCCAAGAAACAATGGCATCTTTAACTTGATCATCGCCATCAACTGGATATAAAACACCTTCATCAGGGTCAGTATTCGGAGTAATATTTACAATAACATATAAAGGTTTATCCGTTGGACGGTTAAAATTAATCGTATGATTTAAACCTTGATTATCTGTAATTATTTCCGATTCACTTCCAAAAGTTTGAATTCCTGCGGATTTTGATTGAAATATTGCAGTTGCTATTTCTGTGTCATCGCCACCTTGCACAACTGATTCTACAGAATGCGGTGGTCTTCCGTCTATATCAATCACATCATCTTCATTTTCAATAACTATAGCTTGAAAAACATTATCTAAATCTAAAATTGCTCTTCTTATTCCTTCAACGGGTGAAGTTCCTGATTTTTGTTTTTTATCTTCTGCACTTAATTTTGCTTCAGCATCCGTTTCAGAATCTCTTCCAACCGTAGCATCTGCCGAGTTAGAACCTGAAGTAATACCATCTATAGGGGTGTCAATTACTGTCAAAGTTCCAGATAATGCAATTTTTGCACCTGTTTCAGTTGCAGTCATTGTCAAATTAATATTTCCACCTGCTGGGATAGTTTCTTCAGAAGTAGTTTCAAAAATTGTTAAAGAATCGCCAATGACGGACATTCTAAAACCTATTGGAATTACTGTTCCAGCTAATCCAATAATATTTTGAACTACGCTTGATTTTAATTTTCCCAATCTTTCATTATTTGTCAATGCAAGTGCATTATCTAAAGGAATACCTTCAGCGGTATTTTGATACATAGAATTATAAACACCTTCTTGACCGTCCCAAGCTTGACCTACTTGAAAACCAACAATAGTTATTATATTTCCTAAAGGGCTTTCATCTTCAACATCAATAGAAGGACCATAAGAACTTCTTGCATCGTCTCTCATTTCTTGTATGGCTATATCTCGTGTCTTTTTGTTAAATCCTGTTGGCGTTACTCCATACATTAAGAAACCTCTTCATTTATTTGTATATTTCCATTTACATTGGCGGAAATATTCATAGACCTATTATCATTTACTAATAAATTAAATTTATCTAAACTTTCAACACTTTTTATACTTATTATCTCATTTTTATATAAACTTTCAATTAAATTAAGATTTTTATTTTTTCCCATTACTTCGGTTAATATAGGAACACCTTTAGAAGGTGTCAAATAACATTCTCCTCTAATTGTTCTTAATACAGTTTTGATTTTTTGTTCGACTTCTTCTTCTCTAATAACAAGATTAAAAGAATTGTTTGTTATATCTAAGTCTCCATTGGAATCTAGTTTTAAACTGCTCATTCTACCTTTGTTTTTGTTGCTAAAATAGAATTCGTTATAGGTGTGGCATCTGCTGTTGGAATATCAGTTGCTGGAGTTGGTCTACCGTGTGTATGTGTATCATATTCGCTAATTAGAGTTTGCAAAGCACTTAAAAGTAAATCACCCAAAACCGCCTTTTCAGTAGCAGTAGAACCCAACTTAATCTCTGGTCCTTCTATCTCAATTTTACCATCATCTCCTATAATAACTTTACCATTTTTTAAAATTATTTGTAAAGAACTATTAATTGCCAATCCTTTCCCATCATACATAATTGAAGGCATAAAATAACAATCTGTTAAATGGTGTTTTCTATCGTCTTCAGGGTCTTGAATTTCTCCGCTTAATTGCCAATTTTTAATTGAACTTTCACTAAAAAATAATGTTCCTGTATCATCTTTATTTATTGGAATACTTATTAAAGCAACGGAAGTTCTTAAAAACATTATCGGAACATTAGAAATTATAGGTAAATTTTTATATTTTCCATCTATTTTACTTCTTATAAGAGGTTGAACATCTACGGTTCTATTTGTTAAATTTATTTTATTTATTCTTGCAGGCAAAGAAGTATGAACTTGAGCAATCCTATTTTCAATAGCTTTTTTAATAATATCCGCAGTTGTTAATTCTTCTTTTCTTATCATTCTACTATTAGCCTCCCTTCCCACATTCCCTCTTCATTATCTCCATTCATTATTGCTTGTCTGATTTGATAAAATCCTTCAAAACCTTCTACATTTAAAGATACTGTTTTGTGTGGAATAAATTTTGTATCAATATGTGCTTTTAATAATAAACCGCCATCTTGTAATTCAACAGGTTTATCAATCAATCCGCTTTCATAACTTAATTCAAAAAAATCAATATTATTAGTTTCTCCTTTAGTAGAAATTAATAATTGATTGTTTTGTATACTCCATTCAAAACCTAGACTACCTAAAACTATATTTAAAATATCAACACATCTTTCAAAAGCTACAAAACCCCCATTATATGTACCTGTAATTTTATTTAGTGTTGTTGTTAAAATATCTATATCTAATAAATTAATACAATCTTTTACAATAGTTCTTTTTTGTACTTTATTTATATAGCTTTTAGATAAAAAGGCTTCGGTTATACCTTTTTCACTATCTCCAGCTTCAATAACAAAAACATTATCAACGTTTGGGTTTCCATAATATGCACGTTTTAAATCCCCAGTAAATAAAATATCTAATTCTTCTTCAAAATATCCTGTTTCTAAGTCAATTTTTAAATTCTCTCTTTTTGAAAAATTTACAAAATCTTCCGAAGGATTAGTTATTTTTATTTCAGATAAATTAGGAAAACTATTTATAGACTTTTCAACTTTAAATTCAATTTTGTTTTCAATAAGTTCAAAACTATCTTTTATAACTGTGTCTGTTATAGTTATTTTAGCATTTCTTTGAAAGGAAAAATCAGACATTATAATATAACCTAACCTTTAACCCTAATTCCCCTTCTTCAGCATTTTCATTGTCGGCAGAAAAAGGCAAAAAGTCTCCTTGTGGAATTTCTAAATATTTATAATTTTTAGTTAATTGTACGTTGGTTAAAATTGGAATTCCTGAAATTATTAAATTCTTTACACTATCCATAATGTTCATTGTATATCTACTAATTCTTGAATTATATATAATATCAAAAAAATATACTACTCCATCTACAACACTTGAAAATTGATAATCTGTTAAAGTTGGATCAGTTGGTATTTCAAAAGTAGCCATTAAGAACCTCCGAATTTTGATAAAGTTTCAAATAATAGTGAACCTGATTGCGTTACTTTTTCTTTTAACTTTTTAAAACCTTTTTTTGTCTGTCCGCTTGTGCTTTTAGATTTTAAAACCATTTGTTGCATAGATACTGAAAATATCAAACAAGTTTGAGAATCTGTTCTCTCTTCAACAACAATTGAAGTAAAAAACATATTTTGATAAACTTTTAATCCACTTACAACATCAAAAGGTATTTTATTATTTCTTAATTCTAATAATTTATTGAAAAAATCTTGTCTTCTATTTGTAGATCCATGTAAAAGAAAATTACTTAATTTAGTGACATATTTTCCTGAAAACTCCTGAAATAATGGATTGGAAGGCAAAACACTTGAAATAGTACCTGCAATATTTCCAAGCAAAGAAACTGGTGTATTACTTATTCTACAAGTCATACTTAATTCAACAGGTAAATTTTTAATATTGTCATTTGTTGAGTTTAAAGTTCCTATTTGAGAAGAAATATCAGAAGTCATATTATGAGTTATATTTTCAACAAGTTCAATATCCATAAGAACTTCGCCATTTGATTTTTGAAAACCAAAAGGGGTTCTTTTTGATAATAAACTTATTAAAGCACCTGCCATAGTATCCTTTTATTATATCATTGTTCTTAAGCTTTGGTTTAAAGAATTTTGTAAACCGTTTTCTATTCCTGTTGAAACATCTTTAATTAAAGTTTGTCCTCTGCCTTTAGAATTGTCAATATTTACTGTTATTTTTGGACTTTGAACGATAGCACTATTATTTGTACTACTTGAATTATTATTAGATGTTTTAGGTGCTAAATTTTGACCAAACGGATTTGTTATAAAATCTGATGATGGTTCGCCTTTTTCATCTTTACCAAAGATATTTTTAACTTTATTGAAACTATTTTTTGCAAAATCTACAATTCTTGTAAAAGGTGCTGATAATAATTCCCAAATTTTCTCACCAATAAAAGTAAAGACTTTTATTACATCAGTTCCAAAATCTTTAAATTTTTGTAAAATAATTCCTGTTACAGAATTTCTTCCTTGAAAAAATGCAATAATATCGTCTATCAATAAACCTATTGCTAAAGCTATTGCTGTTATTAAAGCAACCATTCCAATTAAAGGTGCAAAAGCTATTGCCCAACTAAGAGCCATAGATAAAGCAGTTATAATCATTTGTGCTTTTAAAATTGCAAGTATTCCGACTAAACCTAATATTCCTAATCCTAAAATTTTTACCCAAGGTAAAATAATTAAAATAGCATTTACTAATCTTATTTGTATTTCAATAATAAATTGACGTATTGGAGATAAAATTGTTCCTATTGCAATTTTTAAATCATTAAATCTTTTTGTTAATAATTTACTTCTATTAGAAGCACTATCGGAAGTTCTTGTATAATCTCCTATTGAGTTTTTGGATTGTCTTATAATTAAATCTAAAGTAATTTGTGCTTTTTGTTGTCGTGTTAATTCTGTAGTTATTCCTCTTATACTAGCCTCCCTTTTAACATCTGAATCTAAAATTGCAATTCCCAATAATTTTAAACTTTCTTTTTCTCCGATTAAAGCTTTCGTAATTGCAATTGATGCTCTTGTACTTCCTCCTTGAATATTAGTAAATGAAGCTAAATCTACAGCCATTTTTTGAACTTCATTACTTAATTCTAATGCTTTTTCTTGTGTAAAACCAAATCCTGACAATAAATCACCAGTATCAGATAAAAGTTTATTAGATTCATTCCTTGCTAATCCATAATTCTTTCTTAAATTTTCGGCAAACATTTTTGCTTTCTCATTTACTTTAGAAAAAACAACATCAAATTTATTTTGAGTTTCTACTGCGTCCTCTGCCAATTTTGTCCACTCGTTACCAATGCTTATAAGTTTCTTAGCAACTCTTAATACTTGAAAACCAGCAAATAATTTTAATGAAGTTTTCACAAGAGGATTTAATTCTTGAAAACTAGATTTGAGTCCTTTTGCTGATTTTTCTATTTGTTCAAGTTTTTTAGTATCACCTTTAAAAACAAACTCTGTAATAATTTCCCTTAAAGTAGCCATATCATTTTTTATTAATTTGTTTTTCTTCTAAAAAATTCATATAATCTAGTGCATCGTGGCAATCCATTAAATCTTGAAAATTCCAAGTATTCATTATTACTTTGGGGTCTGTGCCTTTTTTAAGATAGATTCGCCAAACGTACCAGTTGATTTTTGGAATCCGATTATCATTTTGCTTACTTTCTCCTTTCCCATTAGATTTTTTAGAAGACCAATAAAAAAATTCTTATAGTAAACCTCTATAATTTTAATAATTACTAAATACATTATATCAGGTCTTCCTTTTAAGTGAAAAATTTCGTTTAATTCTTTTTCGCCAGTTTTTTCAATAACTTTTATATATTTTTTATGTGTTTCAAAAAATCCTAATAAATACTCAACATCAAGATTATTCATTAAACCACTTATAGCACTTAACAAACAAGGTAGATATTTTGAAATATCATCGTCTAAACTACCTTTTATATTATCAATAGATCCTTTTAAAGAACTTGTTATTTTTTGTCCTAAAATATGAAATTGAGGAAAACTTAATTTTAAAGGTATTTCTTTAAAAGATAGTTTTAATTCTTCTCCATCTTCAATCTCTAAATCTAATTCGTATGGAAATACTAATTTTTTCATTTATACCTTTATTTTTAAGTTAATTCTTGACCTGAACCATAAATTGCCCAAGCTCTTTCACCTATTTTTTTGCCACCTACTTTTGTAGCTGGTTTTACAAATTTACACCCTGTCATAGAAACTCTTTCGCCAGAATGTTCGTCATCATAATAACAAGGAAATAAACCACCTGAAGCTTTTAATCCTCTTAAATATTTATTATCTTCACTATTTGGCATTACTGAAAAAGTTAAATCATAAAGAACACTATTGCTTTCATTATTAACAACAGAACCATCTAAACCCTCTGTTGGCTCATTATCGTCATTTCTTTTTTCAAGAGAAACTTCACTATCCTCAAAAAAATTTTCAATAGATTTAGTTCCTATAATTAATTTTAAATCCTTTATATTATAATTATCTGTTGGAGTTGGCATTTTAAACCTCTTTTTTAATTGTTAAAAACTCAAATTAATTTGTATTTCGGCTTTTTGTATAGCACCTGCAAATCTAGCAGTTGCTTGTATAGTTCCGAATTTTCTTGATTCTCTTTGTGCTGAAGTTAAATCATTAACATCAGGAGCGGTAACAACTGGAACTTCATCATCAGATAAGAAACCATTACTTACACCTTCATTCAATCTGTTATAAACAGCATTTACAAGAACAGCTACGCCTTTGTTTGTATATGGTATTTTATCCTCTAAAGCGAATAATTCAAAAATATCAAGTTCCATATTACTTTGTAACCAATCAGAACCTCTTGTTATATCAAAATATTCACCTCCTATTGTTTTTCCTCCGTTTTGTGCTGGAGAAAGAACATCAAGACCACCAATTCTTGTATACCAATTTACATTATTTGTTTGTAAGAACCCTAATACTGCATCTTGATTTACATAATCATCAACCAAACCAAGTTTAGATTTTTGATATGACCAAGTTATAGATCCTGCGTTTTTATCTCCATTTGCACCAATTAAACCATCATTTAAATAATTTGCTAATTGTGGAGTATAAGTTCCAAAAGTTCTTATAACATCTTCTGCTAAGTTTCCTCTATCAGTTGCTTTTTTTATAATATCAACCGCAATATTATCCGTGCTATTTGTTGTCAAACGAATGTCTGCGGTATTGAAGAAAAATGCTTTTTTATATTCCCAATTTTCTATAAAATCAGATAGATCAACAACTTCTGCATTATCAACAAAATCTCTTGCGTATATTACCATGTAGTAATCTTGAAAAGCCAAAGCAGTCAAATAAGCCTTTGCAGTATTGTTTGGGAAACTTGTATCTTCTGCCCAAGTTCCGCCTGCCTGCGTAGCTCCTAGTGTAACAACAATGTCTTCTAGTGATATTTCTCTGTTATCAATACAAGTTATTTCAATGCTTAAAAATGGCGTTGTTGCAACAACAGCGCTTTCAATATAAGGACTTACCTCTAATGCTAATGCTATCAAACCCATTGTAGTTTCGTGATCCGTTGTAAAAGTAATCGGACTCATTGCGGTTTTTACTTCATTATGAGTAATATTTAAATTCACAACATTTAAAGCAATCAAATCAGCATCAAAAGTTAATGTGCTTATTTGTCTTGCAAGTCCAGTTTGTAATAAAGTTGTATCATTAACCGCTAAAGTGAAATCAGTTGTTGCAACATCTGCTCTTAATTCTATATAATCAGTTGTTGCGACATAAACGGCGGTTACTGGTTCAGAACCAGCATTTATTAAAGTTGCCAATCCTTCGGCAATTAATAATTTTGTACTTGAAGTTGCTGAAAAAGTAAATGAAGTTCCATTTATCGTAACTATATAATTTCCATCTTCATTATCTAAAACATCAATTCTTGCATTTGAAGGCAAACGTCCAATATATGCTTTTTCAGGTGAAAGCATTCTTGCACCGTTATTATCTCTTGTTGTGTTATCAAAAATTGCTTTCATTCTTAAATACTCAACGCTATCTGTTGCAAAATCCGCTTCTACTTGTTGAATATTTACATATTCTTTATAAGTATCTGCAAATTTATTATGATAACTTAATAAAAATGGTGTTCCGAAACCTTCTCTATTTACACCTGCTTGACCTTTTACAATATTTACTACTACTATATTATCTAATTGACTCATACCTGCTCCAAATTTAAGTTAATATCAGCACTTAATGCGGAAACCATAGAATTATTAAATTCATCTGTGGTATAGCATAAAATGTCTAAACTATGTCTTTGCTCATAGGTGTTATTAATCAAAGCATTAACATCTGTAATTCCTTGAGAGCTTGCAAATGAAACCCCCTTATTTTTACAAAAACTTACAACTTCATCTAATTTTAAACTACTTTCTAAAAAATTAAGATAATCAAAACTATCGCCTCCGAAAGCTTGAATATTGATTGTAAACTCTTTTAAATCTTTAATATCATATAATTCAGTAGAAGAATTATATTTTATATTATTACCACTACTAAGACTATCTACTCCATTTATAATTTTCAATGATAAATATGTTGCGTTTGGTTGTGGAGAACTTAAATCTTGTAAAGATATCTTTCCGTCAAGATAAGGAGTGAATTTTAAATTATCACTTAATTCAAAGAAAAAGAAATAATTTGTAATTGATTTTGTAATAACCATTTTATCACTAACAATCGCCGAAGTAGTTTGTAAAGTTTTATTTAACCAAGCAGTATTTAAAGCTGTTAGAATAATTAAAGCAGTATCGCTTGCCTGTGCGATATAACTTATTTTTTGCCATAAAGTATTAATATAATATTCTTGACCTTCAACAATGGTTGAAACATCAATAGTAATTGTTTGTGGTATATTTGATAAGATCCAATGTAAACATTGTAAAATTTTTTCTTGTAATTCGGATTTATTCAACATCTCTATTCGCCTCCTCGTTATCAACTAAAATAGCAAATTGTCTAAAGAATTTTATATCATAATTTCCAGTTGACCAATCTTGATTTTGAAAAACTTCATAAGATCTATTATTATATGTAAATCTATCGCCTTTCATTTTTTCTTTATCATTTGTGATATTTAATGCACTATCAGTATAAACTTTTATAACTTCGCTATTTCTAACTGCTTCAGGTAATAATAATCTATCTTTTTCTTTCATTGGTTGAATGCACAAATCAACTTTTATAACTTCATTATCTCCATCAACAAATAAACCGCTATTATTATCATAACTTCCAGCAGTTGTTTGTCTTGTAATGTCAACTTTAGAATGTGTTATAAATTCGCTTATATTTGTCATTTCATAATTACTTTATTAGTCATAGCTTGTCTTAATTGTCCTTCATCAATCAAAGGTCTTGAACTTCCTTTTTTCTTAATTGTAGATGGTGCATTCGGTGCTAAAGTACCATCAGTAAATTTTAACTTCATAGCACCTTCAATAAAAACACCTAGTAATTTAAAAGTATTCTCAAAAGTAGTTTGCCCTTTTATAATTCTATCATATTCTTTCAAAACTAATTTCATAGCATCTTTTTCCTTTTCCTTTGTAGTGCTTCTTAAAATACTTCTTTGAGAAATAGAAACTGTGTGATTGCGACCTGCTTTTCTTCCGCTTCCTGTTGGATTGTTTGGAACTCCGAATTCGTGAATTGCCATTAATCCAACATTATCAATATTTCCTTTATTTAATTTTCTTTGCTTAATATCAGAAAATACCCCAACTTGAACTTTTGGTTTTAATTTCAAAAGTTTTAAATGTTCTACAAAAACATCCATTCCTAAATCTACAATTTTAACTTTGAATGCCAAAGATTGGTCTCCCTGCTTTATTAATTAGACTATTTTTAATTGCTAAATATTGTTGTCCGTAATTAGTAGAACCAAAACCCTCCCCACCACTTCCACTTTTTCTATATTCTCTTTCCATTACATCAGTTTTTATTTTTGTGGCATCACCTTTTCCACTACTTGTATTTAATGTAAGAAAATGTGCGGTTAAATAACTAACCGCACTATCGTATTTACTACCATATTTACTTTCACAAATTAAAGATTTTGCTGTGGTTATATGAATAGTTATTAAAGAGTCTTCCAAAGAGGAAAACTGCGGAAACATAGCTTTTATGGTTGTCGCAGTTACGCTCATTTATTCCTCCCCTTCTTCTTCTTCTTCACTTTCATTTTCGTCTTCTTCTTCAGAACCTTCAGCTTCTTCTTTTGCTTTTTTCTCAGCCTCTTTAATCAAAGCGACTCTATCAGGATAACTTTTTCCGCCAACTTTTATTTTTAATTCTTTACATTTAGCATTAACAACAGCTTTTTGTTCTTTAGAAAGTTCGCCAAGTTGTTTTTCGTCAAAAGTTCCAATAATTTCATTGATTTTTACAGAATCAATTATTTTATCTTTATCAACTTGTTTAATTCCAGCAGGCATTGAGTTTTCTAATTCTTGTTTAATTGCTTTTTCCTTATTTTTAAGGATTTTAATATGAGCAGGCTTTCCATTGTGAGATTTAAGAAGGCTTTGAAACAAAGGATGTTTTTCCAAACTTTCAAATAAATTTGACTCAATTTTATTCGGGCCCGGCAAAATTATTAAATTACCAATAGAGTAGCAATGTTTAGTTCTATTATAAATTATTATAGGTTTTTTTTCTATTATAGGCATTTTTTCCTTTTTATTAAGATTATTAAATTTTTATCAATAAGTTCTTTTATTAAAGAATGCTTTTTTGAATTTTCTTTTGATTTAAAACTTTCGTATAAATCTTTATCAATTTCAGTTTTACCAACTTTTATTAAAAAACCATCAATCAAAAAAGTATTCTTTTTAAAATTAGTTATAAAATATTCAAATTTTTTTGACATATTTTTCCTTAAATATTTTTTCCATAAGCAAAAGCTAAAGGTTGAAAAATATCACAACCGCCAGTTTCCATTTCGGATGGGTTTCTAATTTCTAATCCTTGCTGATAAGAAGGTTGAACCTTGTAAGGCATTGGCTGTTGAACTTCAACAGTTTCTTTATTAACATTTGCAGCAATCATCATAGAACCAGTTAAAGCACCGCCAGCAGGACCAAGTATTCCATTAGCTGTCAAAATAGCTTGTGCTAATTGTCTAACTTGTATAAATCTAACATTAGGGAAAATTCCTTGTACACTTGCTAAAATTTTTGTATTATCAGTTGTACTAAGCGATGTACAAGCAATATGTTGATAATGAGTTGTTGGTAAATATAACCTATTCGCTAATTGAGTTTCTTTTGAAGTATTTTCAATACTATTTAAAATACCGCAAATATCAGCAACTATTTGAGCAGGGGTTTTTTTTGCAATACCACCTACTAACCAAGCAGTATTTGGAGTTCCTGAACCAACTGTTGAAACTGCATATTCAGTAATATTTGAGTTATTATAAAAACCTAAAACATTTCTTACAGCATTTCCGAACTGAATAGTATCATTAAATAAGCTCATATGAGCTCTTTTAGAAGCACTCATCAATCTAGTATTCAATTTACGACCAGCTAATTTTGCACTTCTCAAATCTTTAAAAGTCCAAGCAAATTCGTTTGCTGAATTTAAGATTTTTGCTATAATTTCTGCAACATCAAGACCTACACGTGGTAAATCATCAGCTCCATTTGAAATATATTTTGCAAGACCTAAGGCATTATATATTTTGTATTTATACCATTCTGTACCTTCTGGTAGTTCAAAAGATATTGGCAACATATTTCCATTAGCCCATTGTAAAGATGGATAAACAGTTTCAAGAGCAAGTTTTTTAGTTCTTATTAATTCGCTTTTAAGAAAAGTATCATCTTCTTTTTTCCAAGGTTTATTTATGTCTTGATTTTTAAAAGCACTATCTAAATATATTCTATACATATTTTTCCTTTAGTTTAAGTTAATAGAAACAGCACCGATACCATCAGCACTAATCTTATCTAATACACGAACCGTTCCAGTAGGTGCAACTGTAGCAGTTGAACTATCTGAATCACTTCTTATTCTTCCGATATTATCAGTATGAACAGAGGTTGCAGTTTCAGCAATCGTTGCTGTAACTTGACCAGCACCAAGAGTAACTACCCAATCAGACAAATCTTCATCACCTGCATCTAGTTTTGTAGTCATCGTGATAATATTACCTGTGAAAGTACAAGTTAAAACATCTGAATTTGCTAATAAAATAGCATCACAAATCAACTGCATTGTTGTAGCGTGGTCAGTTGTAAAAGTAACTGGAGCAATTGCTATTCCGCCAACTTTACCATTTATAACATTTAAAGAAACCAAAACACCACTCCAAGTCAAAGTTTGAACTTGTTTACGTCCAGCATGTCTAATATAAATAGCACTTGCAGGAGTCATTGCATCTTCAGGAGACATATATATTGACCCTTCTTTTAAAACGCCAACGTCTTCGCCAATTGTAAAATCCCTTACACCTTCACCACCAGAATTATCAAGTTCTACATTAGGAGTTGGTCTTGTTCTATCGTGTACCGTAACACCCCATAATTTACCAAGAGCAACATCACCAGTCGCAGAAATCTTTTTAATTTGTTCCGCTGGTTTTGTTCCTAATTTAACAAAAATACCAGTTTTCATTATTTCTTCAGCTACCATTGACTGTTGGTATTTTGGTTTAGAGTTTGCAATTGCACCTACTATTCCAACTGCAAAACCTTCGCTTACGCTTGTTTGTACTTTACTCATTTTTTTCTCCTTTCCAATTATTAGATGTTTTTTCTTCTGAGTCTTTTTGTAATTTTTCTAATTCTTTTTCAGCATCAGTTTTCTTTTTAACGCCATTAAAGAAATTTCCAAGTTCATTATCAGCTTTGACTTGTAATTGTTCATCAATCATATCAAAACGAACTGAAATATATGTGTCTTCTTTAGTAGATAAATCAGCATCTTTTAAATGAACTTTTAAAGTTTCTTTCTTGATTTCCATTAAATCTTTTCCGTCAAGTTTTTTAAACTCTTCATCTGATAGAACTTTTTTAGCTGTATTTATAGCTTTTGCATATTCTTTTGCTTTCAAAGGAACTTCGGAAACTAAAGTGTCATATTTTGCTTGTAAAGTGTCTAATTCTTTTTTAACTTCAGAGTCATTTTTTTCAGCATCTTTTTTTGCTTTATCTTTTGACTCTTCTTTTTCTTTTTTTATTTTAGAATTTTCAGTCTCAAGTTTTTTGTTTTTAGTATCCAAGGTATCTTTTTCAGTTTTAGCATCTTTCAAAGCCTTTTCTACTGCATCAAAAACCTCTTCTTTAACTTCAAACTCTTTATCATTAATTTTAAGTTTTTTCATAGTATTATTTACTTTTTGGTTAAAAATGGCATTATTGTCGCTATCAAGATGAAGTTTAGCATTTCTACCAGCCCTCGCCCTATCAACTATAGCTAAATGATTGCCTCTAATATTCCGTTGTTTGGCATCGTATGCACCATATACGGGGTGAACACCTGACTCAAAATCTAACAAACATTCATAGCCAAGTGATAATTCCGACTTACCATCAACAACTTTGTCAATTAAAGATTGGTCTGTCAGGGTTATTTCATTTATTACAAAATCATTATCTTTTCTACTTTTATCATGGGTTAAACCTTTTTGAAATTGTGTAGCATTTTTGCTATTCACAATTATTCGTGGGTGATTGTCTGTAACAGGAATATTATTGAAACTATCTAAACTTTCTTGCCCAAAAACATCTTCAGGAAGTCTCAATTCTCTTATTAATTTTCCTTTTGCATCATAATAATTTTGAACCCCAACTCTTGACATACTACCCAAAGCAGTAATAAAGCCTTTTGCGTGCTTTTTTACTTTTGATAATTTACCAGTATCATATCTAGTATACATAATACGTAAGAATATATTGAGGTGTGTTAATATTAGTCTAGTATAAATTTTAGCATTGTCAAATAAAAAGTTTATCCTATACTTTTAACTATGGATAGGCAACTTTATAGGTGTTGTTGTTGCCTATTCTATCAAAGGAATAGCAACACAACGACATCTAATATCTTCCGAGGGGTGTCCAGTATCCGAAGGTGGGTCATTCCATTTTTGAATACTGCCTTGTTTACTTGCATGCGATGATCTAACTCTTTCATCTTGCGAAGTTTCCCAGATATATTTTTTAATTCCGACATCTTCTTGTCTTTGCATTGCAAGATTTCCATTAAGTTTACTTATTTGGTCTCTTGAAATTAAATCAGCTTTCTTTTTACTTGTTCCATATCTTTTTGTTAATTGTTCGCTTAATTCTTTTGCTCTTCCTTGTTTTTCTACAATTCTTAAAACATCTTGTTCAAGGTCTTTAAAGAATTTATCCGGAATAGAACGAATTAATTTAACATTATTCTCAATAAAAACTTGTTTTGTTGCGGTTATCTTTTGCGAGGTATTACTTAGAATAATTTCACTACCAACTTTACTTTTTGTTTGAATATTTAACATTCTTGCTTGTTCTACTCTGTTAAATTCGTTTGTTTGGTTAAATAATCTTGTAGCTTCGTTTCTTAAAACTTTATCGGAATATCTATTTTTCCATTTTCTCTTTAACTCATTAAATATCTTAACAATTTCTTTTGCCTCGTTATCATCATTCCTTACGGTATTTGCTTTTTCTTTTTGAGTAAAAAATGCTGACTTAATAGGTTTTGCTTGTTCATTGGTTATTTTAAACACATACCTCATCATTTCTTTTAGAAATGAATTGTATCTATTTTCAATTTGAATTGGTAATTTAGGTTTTATTTTCTGTGTCGTCGTCGTCGCCCTCTTCTTCAAAACCATTGTCAACCTCTCCTTCAACCTTTGTTTCAAAACTATATTTTTCTCCTCTAAACCTTGCTTGTCTAACTTCATCAGCAGTATAAACACCATTAGAAATATAAATATTATCAATGTCTGCTTGTGCTTTCCTTGTTTCAGTAATCTCTTTTTGTGTTGGTTTATGTAATGGTTTAAACTCGTATTTTATATTAGGAATTGACAAGGTAATTGATAAAATTTTAAATACTATATCTAATCCTTCTTCATAATTATTTTGTTGCCATTCTTTAATTTTAGAATGCCAATCAAGTGTTGTTGAATTTCCTGTTGCGTTTGAACCTGTTGGACTTTCGCCCATTAAAATAGTATGAGGAACATCACCTTCCGCAATTAATCTAGCATCTATTTTGTCATACAATTCTTTTAATCCACTTACATTAGGGGTAATTTGTTCAATACTATCTTCGGAGTCAACACCAAACATTCCTAAAATACTTCTTGATAATCTTATAGCTTCAAGTCTATCTTTTATTATCTCTTCCCCATCTTCTACATTTCCCTTTTCATCTTCTTTGCATTCGTCTATTATTTTATTCATTTGAAACATCTTAAAAACGAATATTCTAAAATCATTTATTAAATTAGGTAAAACATCATAAGAAGAACCATAATCAATAAGTATTTGATTTAATCTCTGCAAAACACTTAAACCAAACGAACCATTTAACTCAAATGTACTATCCGAAGCTTCTTCGCCTTGAATTAAAATAAACCTAGAACTATGAATATTAACGCTGTTCATTTCTTGATTTTCGCCTTTATCCGAATTTAAAGTATAAAAAGCTGGCATTCCAAAGTTTGGATCATTTATATCAGTAATCTTTTCATTTGAAGAAGTCATCTCATAGTTATTAAAAACTAACAATGTTTGAATATGTTTTATACTTTCAATCTTTAAAGGCAAAGCCAAGTTATCTAACGAAGTTCCATCAGCAATTAAAATTGCACCGCAACCGTACAATCTTGAATATCTGCCAGCTTGATAAAATTTCTTTTTTAGTTTTAATCTTCTTAATTCTTTTGCTAAAGTTTCTTTTTGTGCTGGTTTTAATCCTTCAATTTCAATCCATTCACGAGTAGCATTCTTTGGGTAAATATCAACAACTTTCTTTGCCATTGCACTTGAATCATAAAGACCTTCAAAAGCTCCTGCTTGTAATATGTTAGCTTGAACAAAAGTATTCATTCTTTTATCTTTTGAAGTACCCATACCTGTGAGCATATTAACAAAAGTATCTAGTTTTTGTTTATTTAAAGCTAATCTTTTATATCGGTTTTTTTTACTGTCAGACTTTCTTTTAAGCAATCCTTTTAGCATTTTTAAGCCTTTGTAATCGTTTGTAATACTTGCTTCTTTCTTTTACAATTTCATTCTCTATTGCATATCTTAAAGCATCCATTAAATGGTTAAATTTGTCAACAACTTCCTCTAAAACTTCACCATCTTTATTCTCTCGGTGCTTATACATCAATATTTCATTTTGAAAATTGATACAACTAGGATGAATTATTATTTGAAACTCTTGTAAAAACTTTATTCCATTTTCTATAGATCCAGCGCCTTTAATTGCTCCCTCTGCATTTATTCCATATTTTTCTTTATATTCATCAATACTTTTTGGTTCTGAACTATCGCAAACAACTAAAGAATTTTTATAAACAAGCTTTTTGACTAATTCTGATGATTTTTTATTTGATAATTGGGATTGATAAATTTCATCGCAAAT